TACATAACTACCTGAAGGATAAATTGTTTCTCCGGTTGTAGGATCTACTTCTGTTAACTCTGGTGGTACTGAATTGCCATATTGATCATATAACCAACCACCCAACATTCCTAATATAGGTCCACCAAAGATTGTTCCTGCTATAGAACCTGGATTCATATTAAACATATTATCCATACTGAACCCACCGAATAGATTACTTAAGTCATTACCTAATGCATCCCAACCTTGAAATTCTGGAACATTTTCAGTAGTAGGGAAGCTACTGTCTCCACCACTATCAGTAGACACAACTGGTTGTTGATACACAGGTTGTGTCACAGGTGTAGTAGTTTGATTATATCCAGGCAAGAAAGGAAACTGTGAGATATTACTTGATTGTAAATACCACGGTAATGAAGGATCATACCCAGCATACGCCGTACCACTTGTAGGTTGTCCTGTTATCGATGCAGGTGCTCCCCATTGTGTCTGTGGTTGAACATATTGATTACTGAACATACCTTGTTGATAAGGATTGATGTTCATAGAAGAAGACAGAGGTCCATATCCTGGAGTTATTTGTTGTCCTGAACCAGGCACTGGATTTAAAAAATTCTCTGCTGTTCCATATGCTGTAGTAAAGAATGCCATAGGTTATCCTTATGTTAAATCTTGTGTTATATTACAATACATTTTTGTGCCATCAGACACACATCTAATTAAATCTACTTTAGCATTACCTGAAGTAATAGTAGGATTGTTTCCACCAACAAAACTAAAATCACTAGAAAATGTGACATCATATGATCCAGTGTTCTTAATTAAGAAAGATGCCTCTACACCAGATGTCATATTACTGACACCTAATTGATAACCATCACCTAATACATTAACAATAAATACATTAGAATTAAGTAAGTTAGCATCAGTATCTGCACTTAAAGAGATAGTATCAGAAGCTGTAGGATGTGCCTTAGTAAATGTTTGAGGAGAATCTAGAGTAACTACTTCTTCTCCACCTACTGTAGCTGTAGTTGCAGTCAATCCATTACAAGTAAAGTTTTCTCCAGCCGCACCATTAGTGTCTGCTTTAGAATTAACTGCGTTTCTTACTGCAGTAAACTCAGTATCAAAATCATCACCAGAAATTACTTTCCCTGGGTCTGTATCTGGTAGTGCATCTTTACCTGCCCAATTAACTTGTATAGAATAATTACTCATAGTATTTTACCTTTCTTAAATAATAATGATAATGATTGAAGTGATGCTTTATAACCTTTTGTTACACCATCCATTTCTAATCTTAAATATTTAGCTGTATTTGCTAATGGTATAGATGTTTCTTTTAGACCATATATAGGTTGAAACTTAGATGTAGCATATAATGAATCTGCCTTACCCCAATAAGCAGGAGAACCACTGAATGCCGGATTAAGTTTAAATGTTCTAGATAACTTAGGTGTAGTATCAAAGTCTCTATACATTCTTAAACCTACGTCTGTACCCTGTCCACCAGATACAACTAATATTAATTTCTTTAGAATAGAACTCAACACACCTTGTCCTAAATCAATCCAAGTTGTAGAAAAAGAACCAGTATACGGAGTATATGTATAGACACCAGAACCTGAATAATCTACATCATAATAACCTTCATAAGTTGCTATTCTTCCAGAACTCTGTCCTACTAGTAAACCATATGTTTGTGTATATGCCAGACTAGATGGGTTTCTTCCGTCTCTCCAATCCCAACTTGTTACTCTAGGTGTTCTCTTTTCTGTAATAAATTTAGTATCGAATACATAAGTAGCTTTTCTATTAACAAAAGATACAATATATAATCCTTCGTCTTGAACATAAACTGACTTAATAGTTGTATCATTAATAATATGATCGATTAGATCATCCTTAATAGTGATAGATTTTTCAGTTAATGGTAATTTATCTAATTGTGCTGTTCTAGCCAAAGACCTAACACCTGTCTTAGACATAAAATATAAGTCATCACCAATCTCTTGTATCGAATCCCTGGATACACAACCTATGCCTCTAATTACCTCATCTAATGCAAAATCAGCTGATGAAGGATCTTGAGGATTATTATATAAGACAATGTTCTCTTCACCAAATATAGCCAGTTTACCTGCAAAGGCTTTAATAGCAACAATAATATCGTGACCCCATACAGACTTAAGATCAATATAACCAGAACCTGATGAACCCCATTTATGATTACCTAATACATTAGTATAGAATACTACATCCGGTTCTTCAGTTATTCCCCCTACCCAAAGTCTACCATAAAACCCTAGACCACAAGAAGGATCAAATGTAGTTACACCAGAAGGTGCAGTATAACCAGAATCATTTCTACCTAAATCCCAAACATTAGGTGTGACAGAAGTATCATAATGTACATACTCTGCACCTGATTGAAAAGCAAAACAATGATTATTAAAGTTTACGAACTGCCAGTCTGGTGTACTTACTGCTGAATTATAGGGATTAATCCAAGCATTGTCTTTATCAGTTAAATCTACCTCATATATGTCACCATCCACTGCACCAAATATTAAATGTTCAGTTCCATTATAATGTTCGTGAATAGCACCTATTGCTGCACCAGCATTCAAAGTTCCCTGTTTTAGACCTTTTCTGAATGTAACCTTACCACCTTCAGTATAAGTAATATTATGTGCCTTAGTGAACCAATTTGGTCCTAATGCAGTAGGGTTTGTCTGTGTGTCTAATCCATTGACACCTATAGTATCTAAAGGAATTGATTGTAATTGTTTAGCTTCACCTGCCATTATACTACAGTCCAGTCTCTCTCATACTCAAAGTTACCGGCATCTAATTGTACTGCTAAGTTTAGAGAATCTCTTGCTTCACCGGCTACTACACTTGAGAATGATCCACCATCTTCACCTCTCTCTGCAATTGCTCTTGCCCAAGCACCTAAAATAACTGGTTGTGATGGAACTCTTAGTACCTCATCTGCTTCTTTTAATTCTTTCTGTGCTCCTACAATATTAACTGCAACTATATTTCCATCTACAGTAGAATCTGGAATAGGATAAAAATCTATATTGAAGTCTGGTTCTCTATTAGTTCCTGCTTGTGAGATACCATTAAATGCATATTTAGTAGGTTCTCCTGTAGATACTTGTGATGTAGGAAACATTCTATCATTAATCCAATCATTATGAACTTGTTCTAATTGTTGTCCTGTAGTCTTATTTCTTACATCTAACACCTTAAATGAGACACCAGCACCTCTAGTTGCATCACCAAGTGTATATTGCATATTACCATCTCTAAGTCTTAGATTGAATGTCTCTCTTAATGCGTTCCAGTCGTGATAAGACTCTACATTCTTTTTAGCGTCATTAACTAATTCACCTATAAGTTTTTGATAATCAGTTACTGATACTGAATCATATAAATCACCAGACCAATCAGACTGAATAGTATCTTCTCTCAATCTTCTTAGTACACTATTAATAAGTTCCCTATAAGTCACTACCTACTCCTAAAATTTCCACTTAAAGTTAAGAAAGTCATCTTTAAAAGGATTTACATTCATAGTACCATCATTACCTATACCAAAGTCCCATCCTTTGTCTTTCTTTTCTTTAAAGTAGTCATAACCCTGGAATATACCTTTACCATTTCTTAACATCATATAACACTTCTTCTGCATTTCCGGATCAGTTATTTCCTCACATACTTTTAATGCCTTATCAAAACTTCCCTCATCTGAAGGACCTTCAGTATCTGTAAGAGACATTGGTGATAGACTAAACATTCCTGTTGGATTTAATTCTGCAGCCATTATTTTCTCCTGTTTTTACTAGCTTTATATCCTATATATGCTTTATTAGCTGCCATCTTAGTCTTATAGATACACTTACCGCTTTTACCTATCTTATAACCTTTAGGACATTTATATACTGGCATCTAACACCTCCATCTGCGTCTTGCTTGACGTATCCTTGAATTAGGATTATTTCTGGTCTTAGCTGAACTTCTTTTAAGTTGACCTAATGACCTAGCACAATATGATTTTCTTCTTGCCGCTCTAGATTTACTAGGTTTCTTTTCAGTTACTGCAGTCTGTAATTTAGAACCAGGATTAGCTCTACGATATGCGGCTACTCCTTTCTTAGTCATCCCTGCACCAGATTTGGTCTTACGATAGTTACCACCTGTTCCAGTGGTCCTTCTAATAGCTTTAGTTTTCTTTCTTTCTGCCATCTAATTATACCATATTAAAGGCTTAATGGGTTGACATTTCTATTATCAAACTTATTCTCTGCTTTATCTATATCCCTCTCAAGTCTCGAAATATTCGATTCTACGGACTTTAATCTTTCACCCATACCTATGATAGCCTCAGAATTTGCAGTGACTCTACCAGACATAGGTGCATCATCGTATGCTGTAGTCTTATCGTGTGCTTGTGATTGTAGTGCAGAGATAGAACCTTGCATACCTTGATACTCTTGCCAGAATAATGTACCTGACCAAGCGATACCAGCTACTGCTACTGCAATAGTAACAATCCA